GCTGGGTGTATACCAAGGAGAGAACCAGACTGTCGCGAGACGGTCCAGCTCTTCGGCTCATGTAACACTGCATCTGTTGTGGAAGTGTGAACTTCCGCAGTACTCAAAGTGGCTTGCTACCACGTTGGCGTTCCTCGATGCGGTTGGCTTGAATGCTAACCCTCGAATAATATGGGACGCCCTCAAGTACTCGTTTGTTGTCGACTGGTTTGCCCGGGTGGGCGATCACCTCGACACTTACAGGCAAGAGTGGTTAAGACCTACGGTTACCATCTATGACCTCTGGGAGACGCGCTCAATAAAAGCAACTGACAAGTTGTTCTACGAGTACGGATACCTCGGAGGCAGTGGTAGCCTGCTGGTGGCTAAACGGAGCTCCGAAACCTATCAAAGGCGTAGGAGTAGTCCAATCGTCTGGCGAGGTATCGAAACCTCGAGCCTGAACGCGTATAAAGTAGTCATGGCAGCGTCCCTCGGTGGGGCGCGGGTCCGGTCAATCCGGCTCTGAGCAAACAGGCTCATCCTAGACTACAGCCTTATGGCGTAATTGGTCATTCGAGACCATGTTGGGTACGTGTCATCCTACACGCTCAGCCTCTTCGGGCTGGTTACACACAGAAATCAGGGCCTTGGCCCAGTTCCCTATGTTCGCAAACTTAATTGAGGACATCAATGACGGTACAACGGATCACGACTACGACCTTCGGAAGGTCGGAGACAACGAGTCCATTCGCAGAGATGTTGCCTCGCCGGCTGACCAGCCGGCGTTCCTTCGCATCGCACACCAAAGTGTGGGGAAGGGTGATGGCCTGAAACAACGGTCGCTCGTGCAGTTCACCCGAACTGTGGAGCGGTCGGAGGATCAGGTCCAGGGCGATATTAAGGTCAATGTGACGGTCGAGCAGCCTGTGAAGGTTGCGACGTCGGCACAAGTCCTCGAGGAAGTGAGCAAGATGCTCTCCTTCTTTGGGGTCAGCGGTAACCCCGCTTTGATCATCAGTGGTACGATCTAGCAGCGAGCAGGTTCAACCCTGCTCGTGATCGCTGGTTAGTACCTATGCATCCCAAAACCCTGCCGTTACGGGCTCCTATCATGCAACGCAGCGATGCGTTCGCACTGGAGTACCGGGCGGTGGGGACGGGGTGCAAGTCCAGATTGTCTTCTGGAACTGACGCGCGCGTCTACGGAGACGCTGTGTGCTGTCTGTGGAGTTCTTCCGAACTCTACCCTCGTCTGTTGCGGGCGTAGCACTCTAAGTCAAAATGAAAACGACGAAGAATACTAAGAGTGACAAGCTGGGAGCCATGATGGCCCTGTCTGTCCTCTACCGCCTACTAGCAGACGCTCATGACGTATTGTCGGGCGTTTACACTGAGGATTGTCTAGCAAAGGACCAGGAAAGCCTGGTTTGTAACTACCGATCCACAGGTCCTTCGTTTATCACGAAGGTTCTTCCTGCGCTCGGAAAGGCCCTTGATAAGGCCTTGTCCGGGAATCAGTTCGAACCACCTGAAGGCGTGGCTTGCCACACCGACGGGCTTCCCATATTTATGTGGGATTTATGGTCATACGTCCTAGAGGGACGTGAAAGCGGCTTCGGGGTTCGCCTCGGTGGCCGTCACACGATCCTGTGCGTCAAAACACTGCGGCAGGTACTGTTTGCAGCCTACAAGCTGCGCCTGCCGTATCCAAAGGATACACAAGATGAAACCATTAGAAACTTCAAAGAAACTGAACGCGACGTCTGCGAAGACGCCAAATTCATCCAAGAAGTTCTGGGGGACAATGCTAAAGGTCTTCCTGATTGTGGCACCGATAATAAAGGATGTAATCCTTTCGGCCCGCAGCAGAAGATCCTAGCTCGAGCTCGTGCGTTGTTGCACGAGTTGTTCAGAGGATTCAACACTTGGGATATCAAGCCCAAGCACGGTCCGGGTGCGGTCTCCACCAAGGAGATCCTGGCCCAGAAGTTCGCGTTTACGCGAGTGAATCCACGCGCTCAGCTCGTCTTTCCTTTTGACGAGTACTATCACGTGAGTTTAACACATGTGGCAGATGCGTGCGGTAGCTGGAAACACTACCTAGCAGAAACAGAGTCGCCGGCAAAGGTTATCCTAGTCGACAAAGACTCTCGGGGACCGAGAATTATATCTGCTGAGCCAAGCGAGTTGCAATGGCTGCAGCAGGGTCTCAGGTCTGCAATGGTTGAATGGATAGAATCTCATCCCCTAACACGGGGTGAGGTGATGTTCACCGACCAGTCCTTAAACCAGTCAGCGGCCCTTAAAGGGTCTTGGCCCGCCAATTGGCTGGGCTCCGACGGCGAACTCGTGTCCGGTGGCCCTCTGGCCACCCTCGACCTCAAAGAGGCCAGTGATCGAGTATCGTGTAGTCTCGTGGAATTGTTGTTTCCAGAGCCTCTTCTGAGTGCTCTGTTGGCGACAAGATCCTTGGCAACGGTGTTGCCCGATAAAACGGAGTTAGTATTGGCCAAGTTTGCGCCTATGGGTTCAGCAACATGCTTCCCAGTAATGGCGCTCACTATTTGGGCCTTACTCCGTGCTAGTCGGTCTCTCCACAAGTCGTGGAGGATGCGTAAGGAGGTCGCGAGACCCCTTATGATATACGGTGATGACGTGATCGTACCAACAGCATGTGCTGAAGATGCGATTGAAACACTCGAGTCCTTTGGCCTTAAAGTCAATGTTGACAAGAGTTGCTACAGGGGATTCTTTAGGGAATCGTGCGGCGTTGACGCCTTTTTGGGCGAAGACGTAACACCCGTCCGCTTGCGGACGCTCTGGCGTAATCACAAGTCTGCAGAAGTTTATGCCTCACACATAGCTTACGCGAATGCGTTTTGGCATAAAGGATACAAACGAACCGCGCGATTTATTGCGTGGTTGCTCCATCGCTATTACGGGATGGTCCCATTTGTAGATCAACCGGGGCAAGCCCTGGTTCCTGCATTGGAGTTTGATATCGGTCGATACAATCAACCTGATTCGCGGTGGAACCCGGACCTGCAAAGGTTTGAGTTCCTCGTACGGGTTGTAGAAGTGCCCCGTGTGGTGTACCACCTAAAAGGCTGGCTCAAGTTGCTCAGGTATTTCACTGAGTATGAGTCGCCTGCTGGTCGCCATCCATGCGTGTCACGAACAGAAGCAAGTCCCAACAGTAGGGACTTAGAACATTGGTGTGAGTTAGATTTACACACCAAGATCGACACTGCGTCGTATACACATCGCAAGCGAGCGAAGCTGCGCTGGCGGTGGAGGCAGATAATCTAGGGTAACCTAGATACCAGGGAGAGGC